TAAAAGTGGTGGATTACATCTATGTTTATTTATGGACCATTTTACTGATGCAAAAACAATCAAATCTTTTTTAAGTAATCTATTACCATTATTTAAATTAAAGCCAGACTGTGAAGTGTTTCCAAAGCAAACCGAACTAACAACGGACGAGGAAACAGGGAACTTAAAACCAGGACAATTTATAAACCTTCCTTATTATGGCGGTAAGAGAAGAGCATTAAACGTAGATGGAACGCCGTTTGACATTGAAAAATTTTTAACAGTAGTAGAAGCTAATCTGGTTTCTAAAGAAGACCTAACAAAAATTACAGAGAATATAGACCACAAAATTTATGCGGGTATTGATGGAGATTTACTAGATGGTCCACCATGTCTAGCTGAAATATCTAAAGTATCTAATAAAGAGGGCTTTGATGGTAAGGACAGATTTATGTACAACTACCATGTCTTTGCTAAAATGAAATACCCGGATGGTTGGGAACAAAAAGTTAAGAACGCTCCAGTTAAATTTTTTGAAGAACGACATGCAAACGCCTGGGATGATAAAATATTAACTGCAAAATTAAAATCATGGAAAAGATCAGATAAAGGATACACCTGTACCCAAAGTCCGTTAGCTGATTTTTGTAAGAAAGGTATTTGTGTTAAGAAAAGATTTGGAGTGCTGGCAGGATCAAAAGGGTCTTATCCCATACTGAATAATTTAAGAAAGATAGAAATTTTTGAAGAACCTGAATACGAATTTGATGTCACTAAACCCGATGGTATCGCAACAGCAACAGTACATTGTAAATCAATCGAACATTTAAACGACCAACGTAAACGTAGAAATGCCATAGCAAAAGCAGCAGGGTTTTTACCACCGCTTATTAAAGGCGACGAGGAACAAACAGTAATGGAGGAATTGTACAAAACACAAAAGGCAGTACAACCACCTATCGGCACATCCCCTAAAGAAAAATTACATGATGTATTACACGCAAAAATAAATGGACCAAGAGCAACAACGGATGCAGCATTTAAAAGTGGCTCAGTTCTTATTGAAGGCGAGTATGCTTTCTTTAAATTTGAAAAGTTTTATGACAGATTGAAAGCTAAAGATTGGAAATATAAAGAAGAAAAAACAGGACGTATTATGGAGACTACATATAGAGAATGTGAAATACAGTTCCTGGATCAAAAAAGGTTTCCATCTAAAGAGTCAGGTAAATATAATTCTTCTACTAAGAACGTGGTGCAAATAAACATAAAGTCATTTGAAGAAGTACCAATATACCACACCAAAATAAAACATAAGACGGAGATAATGTGATCAGTAGAAAAATATACGGGCCTCCGGGAACAGGGAAAACAACTAAACTTATTAATTATGTTAAAACATTTTATAAGCTGGGAACACCTTTGGATAAGATTGGCTACTTCGCATTTACTACTAAAGCAGCAACAGAAGCAATCAATAGAATGTTAGATGCATATAAATATTTACAAAAGAAAGATTTAAAATATTTTAAAACTCTACACTCATTAGCATTTCATAGATTAGGTATGAAAAAAAGTGAGGTAATGCAGGACGAACACTACGAAGACATAGGAAGAAAAGTAGGAATTGAAGTAACAGTTTATTCAGATGGTCAAGAGTCTACAGGATTTGTAGATTCAGACAGCGAATACTTTAATTTAATTAATGCTGCAAGAATTAAAGAGATACCGATCGCAGACGAATATAACACCGGGATGTACTCTTATGAATTAGAAAAAAATTTATTATATATCTTAGAGGCAGAACTAAATAACTACAAAGATTCTTTTAAGCTGTATGATTTTACGGATATGATCGAAAAATTTAATGTGGCGAAAATGTGTCCGAAATATGACGTAGTTTTTGTTGATGAGGCACAAGATTTATCCCCGATACAGTGGAAAATGGTAGATATTCTGCGAGAAAATTCAAAATATGTTATACTAGCCGGCGACGATGATCAAGCTATTTATGGCTGGGCAGGGGCAGATGTTAAAAAATTTCAAGATATGCCTGCTAAAAAAGACATTATTTTGCCACAATCTTACAGGGTTCCGGGTGTAGTTCAACATATAGCACATCAGATATTAGAACGAATACCTGATGGTAGAAGAATTAAAAAAAATTGGAAACCTAGAGACGAAATAGGACTTGTTGATCACGTCACCACAATAGAAGATGTTCCTTTAGATAAAGGGGACTGGTTAATTTTATCTAGAACTAATGATAGACTTACTAAACTTAAACCTTTTCTAAAAGAAATGGGGATTTATTTTCAATTTAAAGGACGAAAAAGTTTTAAGGCTACCTTGTTTAGAAGTATTCTAAACTACACAAGGTGGCAAAATAAAGATGAGTTACTTTCATTAAGTGAGGTACGAGATGTGTTAGACTGTATTCCTTATAGGCATGATTTAAAAGAAGAAAGACTTTATAATTTAAAAGAATTTGGATTTAGCAATACTCAAAGATGGTTTGATGTGTTTACAGTCGATCCGGAAGAATGTCTATATATTAGAGAAATGTTAAGACAGAGAGAAGAATTATCTAAAGATGCACGAGTTGAACTATCTACAATACATTCTGCAAAAGGAGGAGAAGCCACAAATGTTTTATTAATTTTAGATAATACAAAAACAATTAGGGAAGCAGTAGAAAAAAGTATTGAAAAAGAAGATGAAGAACATCGTGTGTGGTATGTTGGGGTTACAAGAACGTTACAAAATTTATATATAATGACAGCAAAAAAGGAGGCAAAAGGATATGACATCGAAAGTTTGGGATAAACAAATCGGCGGACAACACTATCAGAAATTTAAAATTCAGCCAAGTAAATTTGTAGTTGAAAATGAGTTGCTCTATCCGGAGGGGTGTGCTATAAAATATATTGTCCGTCACAGGATGAAAGGAAAAAGACAAGATTTGGAAAAAGCTATTCACTTTATCGAAATGATTATTGAAAGAGATTATGGAGATGAGGCACAAAAAAGCCAAACCTTTACATCTAAAGTAGAATCTAAAAAAAATTCATGGGGGATCATCGATGAAGATTCCTAAGTTCGAAGCACAGACCGAGTGGGTTAAACCTACAGAATTTCCAGACCTACGACAAGTAGATGAAATTGCAATTGATTTAGAAACCAGAGATCCAGACCTAATTAAAAAAGGATCCGGCTCTGTTATTGGTAATGGCGAAGTAATCGGTATTGCTGTTGCTACCAAACATTACAAGGGATATTTTCCTATTGCTCATGAAGGTGGTGGTAACATGGATAGATCAAGAGTTTTAGCCTGGTTAAAAGATATATTAGAAGCACCATCAACAAAAATTTTTCACAATGCTATTTACGATGTCTGTTGGTTAAGAGCTATGGGCTTTAAAATTAATGGCGATATAGCATGTACTATGATTGCTGCAGCAGTTACAGATGAGAACAGATTTCGTTATGATCTCAATAGTTTATCCTGGCATTACCTGGGCTATGGTAAAAATGAAGCTGCATTAGCAGAAGCTGCAGAAGAATGGGGAATTGACCCTAAAGCAGAAATGTACAAACTACCAGCTATGCATGTTGGATCTTATGCAGAAAGAGATGCTGAAGTAACCCTTGGTCTTTGGCAAGAAATGAAAAAAGAAATTATTAGTCAGGATCTGGAAGATATATTTGATTTAGAATCTGATTTATTTCCATGCCTGGTTGATATGAGATTTAAAGGTGTACGTGTTGATATTGAAAAAGCTCATCAAATGAAAACAGAGTTTAAAAAAGCAGAACAAGGATTACTTAGATCAATTAAAAGAGAAACAAACATTGACACACAGATCTGGGCAGCAAGAAGTATTGCAAATGTATTTGATGTATTAAGATTAGAGTATCCTCGTACAGAAAAAACAGAAGCACCATCATTCACTAAAAATTTTTTACAAGAACATAAACATCCTGTTGTTAACATGATTGCTAAAGCAAGAGAGATTAATAAAGCTCATACAACTTTTATTGATTCTATTTTAAGA